CGGTGCAACTACCTTTCGGTCGCTTACGTGACCTACGGTTACCACCGTAAGCGGCAACGGTTTTTCGATCTGCTCGACAAAGGCACCAAGGCGCTCACGGTGGTGCTCGGGGGGTCCTTGCTGGGCACGGCAGTCAGAGACCTGCTGCCCTTGATCGCCGCTGGCATCTCCAGCTTGGGCCTGCTCGCCCTGGTCTTCGGCTATAGCGACAAGAAGCAGTCTCACAAGGAACTGGCAGAAGCCGCCATGCAGCAAGTCGGCAAGATCGAAGCGACGCTGGCCGCCGACATCAACAACGCATGCATCAGCGGCTGGGCCGCTGACCAAGCCCGGCTGAACAGCCGCGAGCCGCCATCGCTCTCCACGTTGGTCACCATCTGCGAGTACGAGCGGGCCGTGTACCAGGGCTATCCGGACCACATCGCCTCGCCAGGTTGGTGGCCCCGCCTTTGGGCTCATTTTTTCAGCATGGACAACCAAAAAATCCAACGCCGCACAGACCCTGTGCAGCCCACCGCCGCTACTCGATAGCGCGCTTCAACCCACCGCGCTGCATCCATGCACCGCGGTCAAAAGACTTCCGCCCGCCCGTTCGCGACACTGACTGCTTCATCAGTCCATGTCACTTACCTCAGGAGCGAGCGTGAAACTCACCGACACCATCCCCGTTTGGCTGCGCGCACCGCGCAGCACCTTGTGGCTGCTCGCCGCCCTGGTGCTGCTGGGCGTCATCGCCTTTGTCTCGCCGGTCCAACTGCCGGTGGTGCTCTACAAGGCCGCACTGATCTCGCTGGCGGCCGTCATGGGTTACTGGCTCGACCGGGCGCTGTTCCCCTATGCCCGGCCCGACAGCTACCTGGTGCGCGACTGGCGCCACGGCACTGACCAAGCTCAGGGCGAAGTCGATTACCCCATCGTGATGGACTATGCCAAGGTGTACTGCGTCGCAATGCTGCGGCGCGCCGTGGTCGTCGGTGCCGTCATCGTCGGCGTGGCAATGGGTCTGTAGCGCCATGCGTACTTACTTGCTTGATCTGCTCGGCGCGTTCGCCATCGTGTTGCTGGCCGCGCTGTTCGTGCTCACCGCCGTCGATGCCAGTGCCCAGGTGCCACAAGCCGCCCAGGCCTACCGGGCCGAACTCACCCGCACCGCCCGCGCGGTGTGGGGCCTCGAAGCGCCCGTTGCCACCTTTGCCGCGCAGATCGATCAAGAGTCGAGCTGGAAGCCGGGCGCTGTGTCGCAATCCGGTGCGGCTGGCCTGGCGCAGTTCATGCCCGCCACCTCGCGCTGGGTCTCCGACCTCGACCCCGCGCTGCAGGTCAACCAGCCGTTCAACCCGGTCTGGTCGATGCGCGCGCTGGTCACTTACGACCGCTGGCTGTACCTGCGCACCCCCAGCGGCTACCTGCCCCATGATCGAATGTGGGTCACGCTGCGCGCCTACAACGGCGGGCTCGGGCACTGGCAGGCCGAATCCCGGCATGCCGCCACCTGCAGCCGCGCCGCCGTTGATGCGGCGTGCGGCAGCGCCAACCGGGCCAAGGTGCACTGTGCCGAGAACCTCGGTTACCCGCGCCGCATTCTGGTTGAGCTGCAGCCGCGCTACCTCACATGGGGGGCCAGCCTGTGAACTCGTTCACCTGGACCCTCGCTGCACTGGCCACCGCCGTTGGCATCGTGACCGGCAGCTACTTCTACGGGCACGCCACCGGTGTCGAGCAGCAGGCCCGCAAGCAAAACACCCAAACCGTGGCCGACCTCACGGGCCTGATCGCGTCGCACAACGACCTGATCAACAAAGCCGCTACCGCCAGCCGCGCGTTGCGCGCCGCCGCCGCCAACCGGTCTCTCAACGACGCTAAAACCACCAAGGACATTCGCAATGCGCTCGCTTCTTCTGCCAGCAGCCGTGGTGGCTGTGTGTTTAGTGACGACGTCATGCAGCAACTTGCCACGGCCCGTGATCGCGCTGCCAAAGCCGCTGCCGGGGGAGTTGACCGTTCGGTGCCCGCCACCGCCAGCGAGCCCGGCCGGCCTGGAGGTTGACCCGGTGGCCGTGGCATTGAAAGACATGTACGACCTGTACGGCGTCTGCGCTGGACGCCAGGCCGACCTGCTGGACTACCTCGATGGAGGGCAGCCATGACGTTTCAGGTCGAGTTCTGGCAGTTCGTGTCTTTGATGATCGGGTTTATGGGGGCCTGCGCTGCGGGCGGTAAGTTGCTCTTGGCCCAAAGCCAAAAGCATCTGGATGAGCGCTTCGCGACGCTGGATGCAACGCGCCGCAGCAACCATGAACAGCTGACGAAACGGCTCGATGGCATTGAGCAGTCGGGTCGCGATGAAGCACAGCAGTGGCAACGCGTCGAACGCGAGCTGCTGACCCTCAAGGCGGACTTGCCGGTGTACTACGTGCGCCGTGAGGACTACGTGCAGGCCATCGCCACCATCATGAGCAAGCTCGACTCCATGGCGCTGCGCTTTGAAAACATTCTGCTTCGAGGAGAGAAACGTGACCCCCGGTGAACTCCAAACGCTCACGCTGCGCGCGCGTCGCGAAACCATGCGCTGGCTGCTGCTGATCACCATCAACCTATGGCGCCCGAGCGATGCGATGGTGGTCACGCTGCGCCCCGTCATCGCGGCCGTCTACCCCGATGCGACCGACATGGAGATCCGACGCGAGCTGGACTACCTCTCCGAGCGTGACCTGGTGTCATTGCGTACCGATCCGCTCAACCAGACGCGCGTCAAGATGGAGCGCTACGGCATCGACATTGTGGAATACACAATCGAATGCGAGCCTGGTATCGCGCGCCCTCGCGCCGAGGGCTGACCCCATGGGCCGTAAAAGCTCCATCACGCGCCTGCCGGCCGACATCCGCTCCTATATCGAAGCCATGCTCGCCACCGGCGCGCAGACCCTTGACGAGCTGATCGCCGACCTGCAGGGGCGCTTTCCGGCGCAAGCCAACGCCGACAGCTTGCCCAGCCGTTCCGCCCTGCATCGCTACGGCAGCAAGTTGGACCGGCGCTTATTGGCAATCAAAGCCAGCACGCAAGCCGCCATGCTGATCCGTGAGCACGCCGGCGACAGCATGGACGCGCGCAGCGAGGCCTTGCAAGCGCTGGTTCAGACCGAGCTGTTCGAGGCCATCCTCTCGCTGCAAGAGGCGGAAGAAGAAGCCGACCCGGCCGACCGCATCGCCATGCTCAGTGCCGCCGCCAAAAACATCGCCACGCTCAGCCGCAGCAGTGTCAACCTGAAGCAGTTCCAGGCCAAGGTCGAAGAGGCCATGCGCAAGAAGGTGCTGGTCGAGCAGCGCGGCAAGCTCGACGAGCTCGGGCGTAGCGGCCTGGTCGATGCCGACACCCTGCAGAAGGTCATCAAGGCGGCTTACGGGCTATGAGCACCATCCTCACGCCGGCCACCGCCCTGCCTGTGCTGCCGGCGCTGCCGCTCTATGACTATCAGCGCCGCTGGGTCAACGACCCCAGCCGCTTCAAGATCGCGATGTTCGCGCGCCAGTGCGGCAAGACCTTCACCAGCACGCTGGAGCTGGCGCTCGACTGCGCCCGCGCCGATGCCGCTGGCCAGCGCAGCCGCTGGGTCATCCTCAGTCGCGGCGAGCGGCAAGCCCGGGAAGCCATGAACGAAGGCGTCAAGCTGCATCTGGGCGCCATGGCGGCCGGCTTTGAGGCGTATGACTACGACTGGCAACCGGGCATCAAGGCGCTGGAAGTGGAACTGCCCGGCGGCAGCAAGATCACCGCCTTGCCGGCCAACCCTGACACCGCACGCGGCTTCAGCGCCAATGTGCTGCTCGACGAGTTCGCCTTCCACCAGGACAGCCGGGCGATCTGGAAAGCGCTGTTCCCGGTCATCTCCAAGCCTGGCCTCAAGCTGCGCGTCATCAGCACGCCGAACGGCAAGGGCAATAAGTTCTACGACCTGATGACGGGCAAGGATGATGGCTGGAGCCGTCACTCCACCGACATTTACCAGGCGGTGGCCGCTGGCCTGCCGCGCGATGTGGAGGAGCTGCGGCGCGGTGCCGGTGACGATGACCTGTGGGCGCAAGAGTTCGAGCTCAAGTGGCTCGACGAGGCCAGCGCCTGGTTGTCGTTCGAGCTGATCACTGGCTGCGAACATGAAGCCGCTGGTAACCCCGAGCATTACCAGGGCGGGCCGTGCTTCGTTGGCATCGATATCGCAGCGCGCAACGACTTGTTTGTGATCTGGGTCTTCGAGCAGGTCGGCGACGTGCTGTGGACGCGCGAAATCATTGAGCGCCGCCGCATCACCTTTGCCGAGCAAGACCTGTTGCTCGACGAGGTGTTCCAGCGCTACCACGTGATTCGCGCCGCAATGGACCAGACCGGCATGGGCGAGAAACCTGTTGAAGACGCGAAGCGCCGATATGGCACCAGCCGGGTCGAAGGCGTGCTCTTCACCGGTCCGGCCAAGCTCGACATGGCCACGCGTGGCAAGAACGGCTTTGAAGACCGGCGCCTGCGCATTCCGGCGGGCCGCAACGATCTGCGCATCGACCTGCACAAGCTGAAGAAAGTGACCGGTGCCACCGGTGCGCCACGCTTCCTGGCCGATGCCGACAGCAATGGCCATGCCGACCGCACCTGGGCCTGCTTCCTGGCGCAACGCGCTGCGGCTGGCGGGCAAATGGTGATCGACTACATTCCGGCCCCGTCTCACCCACGCGGCTTTGACAACACCTTGGGGCAGAACGCCAGCCGCGACTTCGACAACCAGGGCGGCGATGCGCTGACGCTGCCCGAGCCGCAAGCCTGGTAACCACAGGAACACCACATGAGCACCATTCTCGGCCTTGACGGCCAGCCGATCCAGACCGGCACCCTGAGCGAGCCGCAAACCTCCCGCCTGCTGTACCTGCAGAGCGAGATACAAAGCCATCCCACGCGCGGCCTGACGCCGTCGCGGCTGTCGCATATCCTGGACGCGGCCGAGCACGGCGACCTCACCGCGCAGTACGCGCTGTTCGAGGACATGGAAGAAAAAGACGGCCACATCGGCAGCGAAATGGGCAAGCGCCGGCGCGCCCTGCTGCTCGACTGGGACGTGGTGCCGCCGCAAAGCCCGAGCGCGGCCGAGACCGCAGCGGCCGAGCAAATGTCCGACCTGATGAACGAAGTGCCCGACTTCGAAGACATGCTGTTCGACCTGACCGATGCCATCGGCAAAGGCTTTGTCTGCCTGGAACTCGAATGGCACCGCGTCGGCAAGTACTGGTTGCCTAAAACCATCACCCACCGGCCGCAAAGCTGGTTCCTGCTGCACCGTGGCTACCGGCAAGAGCTGCGGCTGCGCACCAACACCTCGGTCGACGGCATCCAGGGCGAGCCGCTCACGCCCATGGGTTGGATCACCCACATGCACAAAGCCAAGAGCGGCTACCTGGAACGCTCCGCGCTGTTCCGGCAGCTGGTTTGGACTTACCTGTTCAAGAACTACAGCGTGGGTGACCTGGCCGAGTTCCTGGAGATTTACGGCATCCCGCTGCGCCTGGGCAAATACCCGCCGGGCGCGAACGAAAAAGAGAAGGCCACGCTGCTGCGCGCGCTGGTCGGCATCGGCCACAACGCGGCCGGCATCGTGCCCGAGGGCATGCTGCTGGAGTTCCACGATGCGGCCACCGGCGACCCCGCCGCCTTCGCTTTGATGATGGACTGGTGCGAGAAGAACCAGAGCAAGGTGATTCTGGGCGGCACCCTGACCAGTGGCGCCGATGGCAAGAGCAGCACCAATGCCCTTGGCAATGTCCACAACGAAGTGCGCAAGGACCTGCGCGATTCCGATGTGCGGCAGTGCAACACCACCTTGACCCGCGACCTGGTCTATGCCATTGCCGCGTTGAACGGCCTGGCGCCGGACGGCATCCGCCGGTCCCCGGTGCTGCGCCTGAATGCACAGGAGCCGCAAGACTTGACCTCGTTCGCCCGCGCGCTGCCGCCGCTGGTCGCCATCGGTTTGCGCCCGACCGTGCAATGGGTGCACGAAAAGCTCGGCATCCCGCTGGCCCAGGCTGGCGAAGAGGTGCTGCACGCCGCACCCGGCGCCGTTGCAGTGCCCCCGCAAGGCCGTGGCGGCGGCAACGATCCGGGGCCGGACGATATCGCCGTGGCAACCGCCCAGCTGCCCGGTGCTGGCGCTGCAACCAGTGCCGTGCCAACGCCCTCCGCGACCGACCTGATGCAGCCGCAGCTGGCGCGCCAGCTGGCACCGGCGGTCGACAGCTGGGTGCTGCAGATCCGGGCCCTGGTCGCCACGGCGCAATCGCTTGACGAGATCCGCGATGGCCTGGCCGGGTTGCTGCCCGACATGACGCTCGACAGCTATGCCGATGCCATGGCCGAAGCCTTGCGCGCGGCCGAGCTGGCCGGCCGGTATGACGTGCTGCAGGAAGCCGGTGGACTGCGTGGCTGACGGCCTGTTTGACGGCCTGCTGGAAGCGCGGCCCCACAACGCCCGCGAGCACTGCCCCCGCCCCATCGCATGGGTCCATGGTCTGTAACGGCCTGTGAACGTTTACAACTGCCTTTAGCGCCCCTCCCATGCCTACTGTCCGCTACGGTTCGCTGCCATTCAAAGAGCAAGCTGAATTCTTCCGGCGCAAGCTCAACTTGCCGACCGAGGGCTGGACCGATGTTTATGCCAACGAACACGATTTCGCCTTTGTGGTCGCCGGTGCCAACCGCGATGCGCTGGTGTCGGACTTTCGCGCTGCCGTGCAGAAGGTGGTCGATGACGGCGGCACGCTGGAAGACTTCCGCAAGGACTTCGACCGCATCGTTGCCGCCTACGGATGGGACTACAACGGCGGGCGCAACTGGCGCAGCCGCGTCATCTACGAAACCAACCTGCGCACCAGCTACGCGGCCGGCCGCTATCAGCAGCTGCAGGCAGCACCGTTCTGGGAGTACGTGCATTCGGAAGACGTCGAGCATCCGCGTCCGCTGCACCTGGCGTGGAACGGCCTGGTGCTGGCGCGTGAGGATGCCTGGTGGCAAACCCACTACCCGCCCAACGGCTGGGGCTGCCAGTGCCAAGCGCGCGGCTTGTGGCCACGCGACCTGGTGCGCCTCGGCAAGACCGGCCCCGACACTGCGCCGCCCATCGTGACGCAGACCCTGACCATCGGTGCGCGCAGCACCCTGGGGCCGCGCACGGTCACGGTGCCCGAGGGCATTGACCCCGGGTTTGAGTACGCCCCCGGCGCGGCACGTTTGAACAGCGCCATTCCGCCCGAGCGGCC